AACCGCGTCGAGGTGCAGCGACTCGTCGGGACCGTGAACGCGGCGGGACAACTCGACGAGACAACGGCGGCGAACTGGCAGACGTTCTGTTCTCGATGGTGCGAACTCATCACCCGAGGATCTCGCGAGTTCTTCCGTGGGGTCGAGGTGGCGGCGGACATTACGCACCAGGTGACGATGAGGGCGGACCCCGAGAGCAAGTCGTTCACGCCGAAGCAGCGGTTACGTCTCGGCTCGCGTGTGCTGTCGATTGCGTCTCCCCCGCTGGATGTGGACGAGGGCGGCGAGATGGTTCGCTTCCAGGCTATCGAGGTGCCGACCGATGGCTAACTGGTGGGGCGATGGCCCGAAGCCAACGAAAGCCCAGATTGCAGCACGGGGCAAGGCTAAGCGGGTCTCGGGCGCGAAGTTCAAGCAGACCATTGGGCTTGCAGTCGCCAAGGAGTTGGGCGGAGCGAAGGCACTGCGGAAAGCCATCGGTCGCATCAATGACAAGGTGCGGCAGCGAGTCATCGAGAAGGCGTTGCGGAAGGCGTTGCGAGTCTCGCGTCGTGGTATCAAAGCACAGATTCCCGTGATGCAGAAGTGGGCGAAGCCTCTCGTGGGAATCTTCGTCGGGGCCACGAAGGCGAAGCAGAAGGTGTGGCAGGCTAAGACCGGTCTCGGCGTTGGCAAGCGAACCGAGAAGACGCGGAAGGCACAGCGGACAGGCAAGAACACATACACCACCCGCAAGGGCGAGACCAAGAACAAGGGCGTCGGAATTGCAGCGGCCAACATCCATTGGGCTGTCTTGGGAACAGCAGACCGCACCGACTCGAAAAACCGATTTCTCGGTGCGATGCCACGCATGATTCCCGACGCGGTTATCAATGGCTGGAAGGGATCGCAAACGGAGATGATGAACGTCTTCAAGATTGCGATTCAAGAAGGCATTGATAAGGCGGTGGCGCAGGAGGCGAAGAAGAGTGGCAATTGAAACCGGACTCCGCACGCTGCTCCTGGCTCAGTCGTCTATCACGACGTTGGCACCGGCACAGACTGTCGGCGGTGTGTCGTTCCCGGCGGTGTTCCTGGACAATCCGGCGGAGGGCATGAAGCCTCCATTCATTCTCATTCAGCAGACCGGGCACGATCCCTACAAAAGACTCGACGGCACAGGCGGCACGCTGCGTCTGTCGGAGATCGACATCGACAGTTACGCGACCAGTCGGCCCGGGGCAATCGCATTGAGTAACGCGGTCGAGGTGTTCTTGCGTGACTATGTCGGGGCAGCCGGGGCAAGCGACACCGTCAACGCAGTGCTTCACGACAGCACACTCGATGACATCGTGACCCTCGGGGATGGCCGCGACCAGCGGCATTACGTTCGTTCGTTGTCTTTCAGAATCCAGCACACATGAAAGGAGGTGGCCCTTGGCTATCGTCAAGTGCAAGGGAACCAAGTTGCAGCACACGGTGGCGGCTTCGCTCGTGGACATCGCGCAACTGTTGAGCATCGAGCACAGCGGGTCTGGCTCCGAGACCTTCGAGTCTACCACGCTCGACGGCTCGACCTACAAGACGTTCGCCCCGACCGGCTACAGCAACCCAGGCGAGGTGTCCGCTGAGTTGTTCTACGATCCGGCGTTGTCCGGCCATCAGGCAATCACGGACCTGATCGCGACTCCCGCTACGAATGCGATGAAGCTGATCTACGCCGACACTGCGGCGACGAACCAGTCTTTCACGTCGGCTGGCGTGCAGTTCGGGGCGACCGTCGATATGGGCGACGGACTCAAGGGCAACGTCACTTACACCGTCACTGGCGACCCGGGCTGGCCTACCTAATGAAAGCCAAGCTACTGCGTGATGACATCGAAGTCTCACCGTCTGCGGTCCTGTCCGAAGAGGAGAAGGCCCAGACGGTCGAGCGGGTGATTCTGCGGAATGGGCAGAATCGGCCCGTGACATTCTGGAAACAAGGTGCGATCCTCGACCGGCCCGACTCGTTCATGTTGGTCCGCATGGGGATTGCCGAAGCGGTGGACGACGAGTGCAGGCAGCGGGCTTCGATGTCTGCTGCCGAGTTCGCCAAGGCGCAGCACGCCTACGCGCGATTGAATGCGGGCATTCATCCCGATGACTTCCCCCTGTTCGACGCGGGGATCATCCTCGGCTACTTGCCCGACGGAACTTACAAGCCCGGTCCCAACTGGGACCAGATGCCCCAAGACGGTGACGACGATGAGTAGGAAAGCTCTCCTGAAGCGAGTGCCCAAGCGTGTCGAGATCAACGGCGAAGCGGTCTATGTGCGGTCGCTGACGATTCGCGAAGCCCTCGCGTTCGATGAGGCGGCGAAGGCCAATGAGCAGAGCAGCTTGCGTTACTTGGTCTCGACCTGTGTCGTGGATGAGTCGGGCGCGCAAGTCTTCGCTGCTGACGACGACGCCATCGGAGACATCCCGGTGGATGTGGTCAAAGAGATTGCCGACGCGGTGCTCAAGGTGTCGGCTCCCGGCAGTGTGGAGAAGGTCGCAAAAAACTAGCTTCCGACGATCTGGTGCTGTGGGTCATGCGACTCGCGGCGGCAGATCGTCGGTTAGCGAAGTGGGAGGAGTTGCTTGACGAGTTGACCCCCCGGCAGGCCACTGTTCTTCAGGCGTTCCACCAGCTAGAAGGATTCGGCGAGTCCCGCGAGGATCGGCGGGCGGCTGTGTCTGCGTCGGTGATTGCGTCATCGATGGGGGCGAAGGTCAGCACTGGCAAACTGTTGGCGGCAATGAGTCCGGCGAATGCACCCAGGGCGAAGGCCATGAGTCCCGACGAAGTGGCCCGTGGCATGTCTCGATTGAGGACTGACTGATGGCGGTGATCGGGAATCTTGTCGCCAACATCTCGGCGAACGCGACCGGCTTCTTTACGGCCATGTCTGCGGTCGGGTCGGTCATTGAGTCCACTGGCAAGGCTGTCGGCTCGGCTGCCAGTGGCATCGGGAACGCGATGGGCTCGATGGCAAGCAACGCGGGCAGTGCCTCGGCATCAATCATTCGGTCGATGGGCTCGCTGACTGCGGGAGTTGCTCGGGCAACCGGCACCCTCGGGACCGCGTTCGCGAAGTCGTACAACGACACACGCGTTGCGTCTGCGAAGATCAGGGCGGTGCAGGAGAAGACGGCGGCTCAGATCAACAAGATGCAGGCCAAGAACGTCAAGGCTGGCGTCTTCGGGGGGATGGTTCAATTCCACGTCCTGGCGGCAGGCGTGCGGACTGTAACCAATGCCGTGAGCGGTTCGCTGTCCGCGTTCCGCGAGAGCGAGAAGGCAGGGAAAAAGCTCGACGCGGTACTTGCGGCGACTGGTGGCGCGGCAGGTGTCAGCGGCGAAGAGATCCGCAAGATGGCGGGTGACCTCCAGTTGGTCACCAACTTCGAGGACGACGCGACCATCAACGCGGCTGCACTCCTCGCGACGTTCACCCAGATCAAGGGCGACACGTTCCAGTCGGCGATTGTTGCGGCCCAAGACCTGTCGGCGGTGATGGGGCAAGACCTCAACTCGTCCATCGTGCAGGTAGGCAAGGCTCTCAATGATCCTGTTCGTGGTGTGACTGCACTGCGAAAGGTCGGGGTCTCGTTCAGCGAAGAGCAACAGAAGCAGATCAAGCAGTTGCAAACAAGCGGCGATCTGGCTGGGGCTCAGGCAATCATCCTGGCCGAGTTGCAGAACGAATTCGGCGGGGCGGCTCGTGCAGTCGCTGACCCGTTCACGATCTTGGGCAACGTCATTGGCGACATCATGGAGATGCTCGGCGGTGCGTTGATGCCGACGCTCCAGACGATTGCCGTCGAGGTGCTGGGCATGTTCCAGAGAAACACCGAGGCGATTCAAGGAGCATTCGCCACGCTGACCTCTGTTCTCACCGATAACGTCGGCCCGGCGATCATGTTCGTCCGCGATGCGTTCATGGTGGTAGCAACGGCTATTGCGAACATCGGGACCATCGGTGAAGTGGCGATGCTGGAGATCGAACTGGCACTGCGACAGATGGCCGGAGCGACTCAGCAGTTCTTCATGGTTGAGGTTCCCGCGTACTTCAACTGGTTCCTCGATAACTGGCAGAACGTGTGGACGACGGCGGTCAATTTCGTCGGCACGGCGTTTGAGAACATGGGCTCCAACATCGCGTCGGCGATGGATGGCATCTGGAACTACATCGCAAGCGGGGGGACTGAGGCTCTGGAGATGGCATGGACTCCCCTACTGGACGGTGCAGAGAACACCATCGGGGCATTGCCAGAGATCGCGGCCCGCGTGCCGTCAGCGGTTGAACAAGAGCTTCAGGCCAGGGCGAGTGAACTGCGAGAAGGATTGATGGAGCAGTTCGGCGGGGCGATTGGTCCGGCTGTGGAAGCGGCGGCTACCCCTGCGATCAAGAACATGCAGGCCACGGCGAAGAAAGTCGTGGACGACACCGAGGATGTGGTTGCCACCACGCGAGAGACCGGCGGCGTGGCAGCATTGCAGGCCGGATCGGGCGAGGCGTTGTCAGCGATCCTCGGGGCAATGCGTCGAGAGAGCGACCAGAAAGAGATGCTGCGGCTACAACAGGAGCAGGTCGAGTTGCAGCGTGAGCAGTTGCAGGCGACCCGCGACGCCAACGACGACGACGAGACAGTGAGCATCCAATAATGGCCGTGATCAAGATGGGGCTGCGGCCCGGGCAGGAACTGGAGTACCAGCGTCCGCGTGACTCCACGTCTTCCCTCACATGGTTGGCGGTCACCAACAACAACCTCGATACCTCGCAGACCGTCTACCAATACGGGCTGGATATCGGGCTCTTGCCGTTGCCTTACATCTCGCCTCACCCGTTCCTGCCTGGCCATCTCTGCCGGTCGGTTCGCGTTCGCCAGGACACCGGGGCGCCCCGGTCGTGGACTATTGAGGCGTCGTATTCGTCGGCACCCATCGAGGACGGGGAGGCCGAAGAAAACCCGCTGAACCGGCCCGCGAAAATCCAGTGGCGGTCGAACCAATACCGGCAGGCGATCTCTGAAGACGTCGACGGTCGGGCACTTCTCAACAGTGCGGGCGACTGGTTCGATCCTCCCGTCGAAGTGGACCGCAGCAGGTGGACGGCGACCATCTCGAAGAACGTGGCGACCGTGCCGACGTACATTCTTGATTACGCCGACGCCATCAACAACAACAGCTTCAGCATCAGCGGGATTCCGGTCGAGCAATACACCGCGAAGATTCAGGACATCTCAATCAGTGAGCTCAAGATTGAGAAGGAGTACCTGTATTACGAGTTCAGCTACACCCTCGAATTCAGGCGGGAGAAGTGGGAACCGTTTCGCGTTCTCGACCAAGGCACGCGGCGGAAGGTCGAGAAGACCGTCAACGGCCAGACGGTCATTGCCCTTGAACACATCATGGATGTGAGCAATCCTCCCCGGCCCGTGACATCGCCTGTGCTGCTGAATCTCAGCGGGGACAAGCTGAACAACCCCGGCCCGAACACTGCACGCTTCCGCCAGTTCTCAGTCTACTACGCTCGGTCATTCTCTGTGCTGCCGGGGATCAACTGATGGGCGTCAAGTTCACGCGGGAATCGGCCCAACGAATCGCGCGAGTGGTGCAGCGTGTCGAGGGCAGGCCGACGACGCAGCAGACTCTGCGCGGGTCGTATGGGTCCGTGCAGTACGATTACATCCAGTGCGGAAAGACGCTCGCTACTTCGGTGAAAAACCAGATGGCGGACGTGATGCTTTACACCGGATCGGCGTCGAACAATCTTGAATCGACGGGGCAGCAGATTGCAGCGTGGAACCGGTTCGGCACGATTCAGGCCGGGCGGTGGGTGTTTGTGTGGACCATGCCGTGGGGATACGAGATCTCCTCGGCAGAGTGCTGATCTTTTGAAAGGAGCATCCCATGCCGGGAGCACGTTGGACAGGCGGAACTTTCACGCTCGAAGCGGGCGTTGTGACCAATGAGAGCATTGCGTCGGGAGCGGGCATCGATGCCGACAAGATGCAGCACACCTACAAGCCGGGGACGAACTTCGGCCTTGTGATCGGTGGCACGCCGACGACTCGCGAGGAGATCGTCTTCGTGGCATCTCAGGCCGGGACCATCAGGGGATTCAATGCTCTCCTGAATGACACCGGCACATCGTCGAACATCACGTTTGACCTCAAGAAAAACGGCTCGACCGTCTTGAGTGGTGTGGTCACGATCACAAACGCAACGGCAGACCGATCGGTCCAGGCTGGCACGCTGTCTGCCACGACATTCGCGGCGGACGATGTGTTTTCTATCTCAATGGCGGTGAGCAGTTCGACCGGGGCTCAAGGGCCGTTCGCGTGGATCGAGCTCGAAGAGAATCAGGCTCCCTAGTTTGGACTCTGCCCGGCTGGCAATCGTGCTCGCCGGGCGTGGAGGGTGAGTGTGTACGTCCCGTTTTGCTGCGAGGTACTGAGCAATTTGCGGAAGTATTCGCGCGACGAGAACGCAACGTTACTCGCCGAACGCGAGGGGTATTACGGAGTGATCGGACCTGCCGACACATCTGGCGGAGAACGTGGCACGCTGCCATCGAGTGCATATCGGCAAATCACGTCGATCCTCTGCGCGGCTGATTATGTGTGGGTGTTCTATCGATGGCCCGAGAAGACCAGCATTCAAGGGCAGTTCGACAACTCCACCTTTGTCATGGCGGCACGTTATAACGAAGACCTCGAAGAAGAGTTCATCTATCGAGAGACCGACGCAGAATTAACAGCCTCGATGGCTGTTGCCTATGGTTGGTCAACTCCATCGGGATCAATCCGCACGGCGTTTCCCTTCAACGATAAGAGGCACTACGGCGTCGATGGCGAGGGCAACGTAACCTTCCACATGGTCGGGGCATCGACCGGAGGCACGCAGACAAGATCCGGCGTCCGCAGTTTCGCACCCGATGGCTCGCTGCGTTGGGAGTTGCCATCGGCGACCGTTCCCCCTGGCATCACGCTATGGCCACGGGAAGAGATCGCGGTATCGTTCGACGGCTCGGTGTGGTGCATGGCGTCATTTACGCCACCCATCAGCGGACCCGAGTTGCTCTACTGCATGAAGTACAGCAACAGCGGCGTCTTTCAGTTCGCCATCCCGTTGACGATCCCGACGGGTGAAGAGATCAACGTAGACGGCTACCAGATCGTCATGCAGGGGAGCACGCCGATTGTGTTCTCGACTCGATGTAACACGCTGCCTCTGTTCTCGTTGGCCGAGCGTGAATACAAGCATCGATTCTGGAAGGTGCCATCGAGCGGTGGTGGTGCGGTGCTCACATGGTCGCAGACGTTGACGAATTCGAACAAGCGACTCCGCAACATGACGTTCCCCACGGCAGACCTTCGGGGCAGCCTCGGCGGTCAGGATGCGTGGGTCATCGAGTACGACATCACATCGACCGACAACGAGCGGCAAGTCTTGAGGTACGGCGTGACCGGCACACAGAAGCCGTCGTACAGTGCGACCGTCCCGACGTGGTTCGGCCAGGCGTATCTCCCGCAGTCACCCGGCGTCGGCAGCATCTTCTACGGCGCGAACGCGTACAACGACTGCTGCGACAGCGACAGCACGGGGAAGCTGGTAGTCGTGGCCGGGCGGAATGCAGGCGTCACGACGTTCCCCCAGGTTGGCCCGGTGACGCCACCCGATAAGCCGAGGCTCGCGCAGATTGACTCCTCGGGGAACACCGAGTGGGTGAGTGACCCGCTGACAAGAGCCGAGCAGCCGAACGGCGACCCCAACGTGTTGGCATCGCAACTGCATCTGGCGACAAGTGGGAACGCGATCTTCGTGGCATCCGACGGGCAATACTGGTGATCGACCATCGGCACGTCGCATTCTTCGCCCAGGCAGTCCGCGACCTGGTGCCATCGAGCGGCACAGTTGACCGCGAGACTCTGGCGGCCCGGCTCGACCAGTGCGCCCCGTGTCGCTTCCGTCGAGGGCAGCAGTGCATCCCGATGGACTGCAACTGCAAGATCGCAGGCGTGGCCGTGTGCCTCGATGGACGCTGCCCGCTGGATCGGTGGGCGAAATAAAAAACCCCCCGGTTATGGAGACCCGGGGGGCTTCGAGCCAGGAGTGGCAGGCTCTCTCCGCTCGTTAGACTGTTGGTGCGGGTCGATGTCAACCCGCCGGTGCCTCTACGCCACGAGCCAGCGACCCCGAGGGATCAGGCAGGAGCCGACCCGACAACCACCTTGTCGGCTCCCCGGACAGCCGGATGGCCAAGTCTACTCGGGATCGGCAATCGAATCTACGCTGCCTCTGAGGCCCGCCAAGAAGGCCCGAACAGCGAGGACGATGAGAATGGCATTGACGGCGGCGGTGACGGCTAGGAACGCGATTGCGGCGGTTTGCATGGGAACTCCAGCTAAGAGAACAGGGTACGTTGACTGTCGATCTTTGGCGCGATGCGTGCCCGGGCGAGTGCGACATACTCGGCTTCTCGTTCGATGCCGATGAATGACCGGCCCAAGTTGTGACAGGCCAGCCCGGTAGAGCCAGACCCCGCAAAGCAATCGAGGACGACAGCCCCGGGGCGTGTGCTCGTGCGGATGATGTGCTCCATCATGGCCAGCGGCTTTTCGCAGGGATGCTTTCCCTTGTAGTGGCCCACGGTCGGGAACGTCCAAACGTCGGTATACGGCACACCATGAGTCACTGAGAAAGGGCGGCGTAGGTCTTCGTACTCTCGGCGTAGGTCTTGGTACTCGCGGCGTAGGTAGTCGCCCGCAAACAGTTTTCGCAGCCACTTGTAGTTCTGCTCAGTTGGCAACATCCACTGCACTGTTCCAAACCAGTGACCAGCCATGCCAGTTACTGTGCGGCTGCCCGTGACCTTCTGGTACTCCTCGGCGATGCGACGAACAGACCAGCCTGCGCGTTCACGCTCCCCGTCGAGGTAGGCCCGCAGCGGCTCGAACACGAAGCCCCGCAACTCGTCACACTTGGCGACATACCCGGCTTCGCCCTTGGCGATGTTGTCGGCTCCGTAGTGCTCGGCGAAG